AACCCGGAGGTCACTCCTGACCCGCCTGTGGCCGCTGACGATGCCTCCAAGCCGTCCAAGGCTGACGACAAGAAGTGATGACCGATCCGGGTGTGCCGCCTACCCCAAGAGGGGCACACCCGGATCTTCACATTTAACTGAGGGGGTTATTGTGGGCGTTCCAGTTTCAACCGAACCTGTTGAAGGTTATGCGGGGGACGAATGGAATATTGAACTAGTGTTCAAAAAGGCTGATGAGTCACCATTTGACTTGTCAGCTTTTTCATCGTTTCGCAGTGAATGGCGCGTTAAGGAATACAACCCTTATAACGTGAAGACTCTTGAAGTGATTAGCAGCGATCTTGTCAACGGTAAGATGCGTATTCGTGTAACAAAAGAACAGACAAGTACCATGAATAGCAACGGTGTTATTGACGTAATGGCTGATGAAAAGCAGACGCTAATCAAATTTCCTACTGAGCTTATCGGGGATGTTACGCTGTGAGTGACGTAGAAGTAAATAATCACATTGCTACCGTTGAAGTCACTAATACTGATGATATTGCCACAATTATCATTAACGCTGGCGTCGGCATCAAAGGTGACAAAGGTGACAAGGGTGACAAGGGTGACAAGGGTGACAAGGGTGACAAGGGTGACAAGGGTGACAAGGGCGAAGATGGTACAGACGGGTCGCCGGGTATAGTTGACGATTCAGCCATAGCTAACCTGATTAATGATCCCGATTCGGAAACATCAGATGCACTATCGGCCACATATGCCCCGCTCGATGACCCCGTGCAGTTCAGCGTTGCCCGCGTCGGGGCCGTCATTGACCTCGCCGCCGATACCTTCCTGACCTATCCGCTGAACGGGGTCCCGACCGTGAACATCGGCGGTGGCACCTGGAACACGACGACGTTCCAGTTCACGATCCCAGCCGCAGGGCTGTATCTCTGCCAGGCCGGGCTGAGGATTCATGACGGCATGTCGGCGCGCAGCTTCGGAATGGGGGTTGGTGTCGCGAACGCGGACGGCCCCTACACCCTGTGGACAGACTTGGGCGGTGCTGACGCCGCACACTTCCGGCAGGGTCTGCAATACGCGAGGCTTGTGCGGTTTGCGGCCGGCGACGCGGTGCGCCTGTACTGTTACTCCGCCGGGAACACCTTCCCCACCCACCCTGACGGTGGTCAGTTCCTGTCCCTCCTGAAAGTGGCGATCTGATGGCGATCTATTGGGAGTATCAGGACACCGGCTCGACCTCGTTCGACGATGCGACTCGCATCGCGACAGAGTACGACGCCGAGGGCGTGCCGACGGGTGATCGGCCTTACACCGAAGCTGAGAATGCCCGCGCGGACGGACTCGCGCAGGGCGAGGTCGAGCAGCAGAACAAGTCCACCATCGAGACGAACCTCGAGGAGGACCTGAACGCGATGCAGGCGATCATCGACCAGACGAATGCCGATCTTCGCGCGGACCCGTCGCAGGAGATCAAGGAGATCGCCCGGGCGGTGCGCAGGCTGACGAAGCTGGCGCTCGACGACTACTCCACCGCTGAGTGACCCGCACTAACGAACGCACATAGTCAGCATACAAAATAAGGGAAACTCATGGGAACCGGTATTGACGGACCTCCAAACATTTACAACGCTGGCAGCGATTTCGACTATTCAGTATGGACTGCCGGACCACAGATCGACCTTGTAAACGTTAAGTGGAACAATGACTATCGTGACGTGGTTAAGTTCGCTGACAAGCTGACGCTCAACAAATACATTGATTCACTGTCACCTGCCGGTATCAGGTTGAACAACACCACATACGCCAAGCCAGGCCAAGATGTTTTTCTGCCAATTCCGTACAACAGGGTCAACCGGTACAACTATCTGCGGGCATCTAACCCGCTTATGCCGATACCCAATGACATGCAGAAGGATTTTTACTACTTCATCCTTGATTGTGAATACGTAAACCCTCAGACGACACGACTTCGTGTGCAGCTTGACGTATGGCAGACCTACATCTATGACGTATCAATCGGCAATTGCTACGTAGAGCGTGGGCATATCGGCATTGCCAATACTAACCAGTTCAACAATTACGGGCGTGACTATCTCACGGTTCCTGAAGGCTTGGACGTTGGTTCCGATTATCGGATTATTGCTAAGCGCACTGAAGAGATTGTTTCACTCAGTCAGACAACAATCGAATACGAGCATGACGTAATCATTTGTTCAACAACAGACCTTTTGTCTGATCCTGGAACAGTTGCAGACCCGTCACTGAAAACCCCTCACGGGTCTAATATTCAGGGTCTACCTTCAGGGGCTGCATTCTACGTATTCCCCACAGTAAACGACTTCACTTATTGGCTCAGTCAGATGAGTGATGTTCCTTGGGTTACTCAGGGCATCATTTCAGTTGCAGTCATGCCTAAGATCACCCGCTACAATTCACTGTTTACATACAATAATCCAGCGGTGCCACAGTTCCTTATGACGCTTCAGGCATTCCCTAAGAAGCACAAGATGCTTCCTAACTGGCGTAACAATGCAGACATTGTTAATTGGATTGATCCTAAGTATCGTCATTTGAAGAAGTTTTTCACGACGCCATACATGTTTATTGAAGCAACAACGTGGTCTGCAACACCTGTTGTACTCAAGCCTGAGATTTGGAATAGTGCTGACGCTGATGTAATGGAGCGTGTTAATTACATGCCACCAAATCAGCGCGTACAATTCACGCCGCGCGGTTACAACTCTTCAGGTCAAGAACCTGAAGCAGTATCAGGAATGTCTAACTCTGAGTATTCAGCGTTTCTCGACACAGTTCCGGGCATGACGCCAGAACTTAAAACGTTTATGTACAATTTGTACAGTAGCACCGGTGACGACTACGGCGACTACCTTGACATGATGACGCAAATCTCAGGGTTCCCGGCGCTCCCCGTAGTTAACAGCATGGCCCTGAGCTATCTCGCGTCGAACGCAAGCGGAATTCAGCACCAGCGTAATAGTGCAGGATGGACTCAGCAGAGAGCGCTTGGATCAGCGGCAGCACAATACAACATTGCGACAAGTGGCATTGCAACCTCTGAAGCAATGACAGACGTAGCACAGCAAACCGCCCGCAATCAGGCTGTAAGCCAGAACACTAACATTGTTGGTCAGGCATCCATTGGTGCGCTTGGCGGGTTTGTTGCAGGCGTTGCAGGCGGGGCTGGTGGAGGCCCGGCAGGCGCGGCAGTGGGCGGTCTTAGTGCAGCTGCAAATGGCGTTACTTCAATTATTAATGCAGGCGTACAGGCTCAGCACAACACTGAAGCAGCGGCCATTTCCAACCTCGCACTCGGTCAGACAAACTCGTTGCAGAATCAGCAGGCGGGAATGTCGCGGGATACAAACCGCGACTTGGCACAGTTCGCTTCAAAGGGTGACTACGCAAACGCTATTGCAGGCATTAACGCAATGGTGCAGGATGCTGAAATGATTCAGCCCAGCATGAGCGGACAGTTCGGCGGGGATGCTACCAACATTGCTAACGGAACAATGGAATTTAGCATTCGCTGGAAGTTCATTGACACGGCAGCAATGCGCATTATTGGTGATTACTGGCTTAGGTTTGGCTACGCCATTAGAGCGTTCATCAGACCACCACAGTCACTTATGGTAATGACTAAATTCACTTACTGGAAGATGACTGAGGCATACCTCACATCGTCTATGGTTCCAGAAGGTCACAAGCAGGTACTAAGGGGAATCATGGAAAAGGGTTTCACCGTATGGGCAAACCCTGCGGACATTGGTGAGATTGACATTGCAAACAATGCACCACTGCCAGGGGTGAGCTACTAATGCCAAACAAGCGTGTAAGTGGCATGGACTACTTCTATAATTCAGCACTCTTTGGAGCGCCCTCGCCCTTTGCCAACAACCCTTCAGTACAACGTGAAGCGTCAATTCAGCGTAACATTGAACGCAACATTTCTGAGCTTGCAGTAAACCGTTTCAAGTGGGAGGGGTTGCCAACCTCAATCGATCCTCGCTTCATTGAAGTGACCATGCTCCTTAATGGGCTTGTGGTCTTTTATTGGGA